TCTAAGTAAGCAGCTAAACTTGTTACAGCTATCTGCTTCATAGTGCCATCATCATTAAGTATTAGTCTGTCTGCATCTACTATAGTTACAGAACTAGCTGAAGTGCCACCATCTACTATGTTTAGTTCTGCTGCAGTTGATGCAATAGCAGTACCATTATAATTGATGCTATCTACATAAGCTACACCATCAACATACAAATCTCTCCATTGTTGGCTAGAAGAACCTAAGTCATATGTATCATCATCGTCAGGTATAATGTTAGAATCTACGTCTGCACCAAACACAACATTATCTGTAGCAGCATCACCCAACGTCATTGTACCACCATTGAATGTGGTTGTACCTGTAACAGTTAAGTTACCACCAACAGCTAAGTTGCCTGATATATCTACTGCACCATTTATGTCTACAGTTGTGGCAGCTATCTGTACTTCTGTGTCTGCAACAATGTCAAGTTGTCCATCGGTACTTGAATTGATGTATATTGCTGTATCTCTGAATTGTAGCTTCTCTGTAGAAGCAATAAGTATGTCATCACTAAACTCAAAATAATCCTCGTCTTCCATCCATTTTAGTACACCATCTGATGTTTCACCATCAAATGTTACAGTTATATCTGTACCTGCTGTACCTGCACCAAAGGTAAGTGTATTACCTAATAGTTTAGTAATAGGTCCACCTTCTGCGGCAGTACCATCGTGTGTATGTCCTGAACTAGATGCAAAAGCTGCTAATAACTGATTAAACTCATCATTGGTATGAGAAGCAGTTATTACATCTCCATCTGTATACGAGGACTGTCTTGTATATGTATCACCCATTAACGTCTAGCTCCTAACTGATATTCTAACTGAAAACCTTTAAGTGAATAAGGTGCTGTTGTACCACCATCATTTACTCTTAATGCTATAGCAAATCCTGAACCTTCTACTGACTGTCTTATTAAAGGTTGTGATGCACCACCATATGTAGGTACTCCATAAACTGATGTTCCATATACAGCAACAACATCCGTAGAGTCTAATGGATAGGCTGCAGGTCTTGCCGATGAAGCAGCTTCATAATCGTATCTAACAAATAAATCAGCATCAATGGCTGCTTCAGGTTTATAATTAACAATAACCCTTTGCATATGTTTTCTTATTCCGGGGTCATTAAAAGTTAAATCAGGACTTCTATATTTACCAAATATTACAGTGTCATCAAATGTATTACCTTGTTCCTGTCTATATACATAGCCACCTGAATATGCACCATGTAAAACTATTACATCTCCCTCTGATACAAAGTGGTCAGTAGAAGCAGGTTTTATACCTCTTATTTCTGCAAACTCAAACTTCTGACCTCTCATAACACATATAATACCTTTAGTTTGATTTTCAGCTACTGAACTCTTAGTAAAGAATATTCTATATTGTGTCTTGTCAGGTATAACTATACTGTCAAACTCTGATGCACTAGATATGTTATCATTAAAGATAGACTGCACATTAGAACTTATAGTACCTAATTCCACGTCACCAATTCTTGCTGTACCTGCAATGGTTCTTAAACCATCAGGACCTAAGAATATTAAGTCACCTGCAAATTCTTGGATTGTATCACCGTTAATACATCCTATGTCTCTTGTTACGTCTGTTACTGCAAAGTTAGAACTTGAGCTACCTGTTAATTTAAATATTCTAGTTTCACAAAATATAAATAAGTCATCACGGAAGACTTTAAGTCCTGTTATCTCATCATCAACTTTAAAGCTACCTGCTCCTGACCCACTATTAAATGCATCTTCATCAAAAGGTTGACTAAATATAACTTCTTGTTTAGCAGTTGATTTACCTGCATAGAACATGTGATTTCTATGTGATACTACAAACTTAGAACCTGCTACTGAACTTTCACTTACATCTGTTGCAGATAAACTAGAGTTAAATACAGTCGGTGCATTAGCACCATCTACAACTATTATTTTGTCTGTACCATCAAAGTTAAATCTCTCAAATCTATACTTTAATGCACCTGTTCTACCACTATCTATGCTAGTCCAAGATGAACCTCCGGGGTCAGCACTAAATATACTAGTACCTCTAGCCGCTAATACCTTGCTACCAAATGTAGCCACCATAAGTACTTTTTCTGAAGCAGATGAAGTTTGTGGCACAACTGCTGTTACATATTTAGAGAATCCACTTATTCTTCTGTAACCACCTTCAATGTCAGGCTCAAAGTTTTCTAGCTCTAATGCTTCTCCGGGTTGCATCATAAAGGTAGATTTGTTTAATACTAAGCCACCTTCACAGTTAAAAGGTAAAGCAGCTGTCTGAGACAAGTCTGCCATATTAACTTACCCTTAAATTTAATGTAGTACTACGACTTCCTGAATTAGATTGAGGTATATAAGTAGACCTAACATAGTCAAACCTATTAACTAATAATGTCTGCATATTTTTAATGCCTTGTTCAAATCTACCAAAGTTTAATTGATACTGTTGTGTTTCACCTCTATACTGATATACAAATGCTGTAGCACCATCTACTATAACTGCTGCAAATCTATCAGGTATAGTTGTAGTATCTCCATGAGCAGACATATCTGTTGGAAAAGAAAAGTAATCATATTTTAAAGTAAGAGATTTTGTTGGGAATGGATATAAAAGATAGTTGTTATCAGGAGTTCTTACTACAAATTCAGGTACACCACCACCATCAAACTGTGTTACAGTAACACCACTAGCTATTGAAGCTGCCGTTGTACTGTTTGCACCTCTAGTACATCCTGTAAAGGTAGTGCTAGAACCTATAGCTGTATATGTAATTTGTTCATTGCCTATGAATAAAGTTCCTGTGCTATCAAAGCCTGACGTGCTTGCAACAGTTATAGTTGTTACACTATCTGTATGTGTTGTACTTGTTGTTGTACTATTTATTTCATCTTCTTGTGTAATAA